TAATAATTGATTTGTTTATTTGATTTAATTATGCTATCATCTAGAGGATTACCAGATAAAGGCACATATGTTAGTGATCACACTCAAACATCGTTTCATGTTGAATTATCGGAATCATTTAGTTCAACATGTTGTAATTTGAAAAGAGTGAAAATTTTACCAGGTTCTTCTCACCCAGAACTTGGCGTTGAGTTAGCTTCAAGCTTGGATGTCCCACTGTTAAAATGTACTATTTCCAGATTTAAAAATGGAGAAATCAGAGTTGAGCTTAGGGAAAACGTAAGAGGGTATGATGTATTTATTATTCAAACGGGGATATCAAATGAAAAAGGATCTATAAATGATTATCTTGTGGAAACTCTAATTTTGATTGATGCATGTCGAAGATCGAATGCAAGAAAAGTTACATTAATTTGTCCTAATTTCCCGTATGCAAGACAAGATAAAAAAGATGGACCAAGACAACCTATTTCTTCAAAGATGGTTGCAAATGTTCTTTCTGCATGTGGTATCGACAGACTTATTACATTTGATTTACATGCTGCACAACTTCAAGGGTTTTTCGACATACCTGTCGATAACTTGTATTGTATTGATATTTTTATTAATCATTTGAAGGAAAAATATTTTACTGGTTTAACTCAAAAAGAACTCCAGGATAAATTTATATTTGTATCGCCTGATAATGGTGGTGCAAAAAGAGTATTTGCGTACTCAGATAAAACTGGAATAAATAACCTAATTATGCATAAACAAAGAGATTATACAAAACCAGGAGTTATTAATAAATCTATTCTTGTTGGTGAATCGGCATTAGATGGGAAAACGGCAATTATAGTTGACGATATATGTGATTCGGGTGGAACTTTAATGAAAGCCTGTGATATATTAATTGAGCATAATGTTAAAGAAATTATGATAATTGTGACTCATGGTATTTTTTCGGACCCTGCAGTAGAAAGAATCGATAACAAAGAGAGAGTTACTAAAGTTATTACAACGAATACAATATCTCCAGTCAAAATTTTAACTAAACCTGATAAAATTGATATAGTAGATATAGTCCCAACATTATCAGATGTTATTAGAATTATTTGTACTAAAGGCGGCAGTATATCAGAAATATTCTCTTAATTATTGTTTATTTATTAAATGATTTATTTTTCATTTTCAAAAAAAATGAAAAATATATATTATACACACAATCATATTCATATTATTACAATTTATAATGACAACAGAATATATCAATGTTAATTTTCCAGCAAACACATCATTTGCAGACATAGTAATCGTTAACGATGAAATTATGAAAGTATACGGAAATCCAGAAATAGTTAATGATATGCTAATACCAAATGACGATACATACGTAGAATTTAGGCAGGGTATGCATATACATATACGATTCACAAATTTGAATCTAACAGCTGAAATTATGCTGGCAGATAGAATACCAATACAACGTAATATGCGGGTTATAGAAAATAATTAATTTTTACTTTTACTTTTACTTTTAATAGTCTAGTGCTTACGAAGTCCACGTTTTCCATGTAAATCGTATTTTTTTACAATTTCATTACAATTGGATATTCGATGTTCTTCGTAAGGTGATTTTCCAATAATTAATAAATCATTAAAACGTAATTTCGTAAGATACCATTTTACATTAGGATCATCAGATAAAGCAATTATTTGTTCTGGAAATGATCCGCTAAAACTTTCTCTTTTTTCGATAAGTGTTTCGAGTATATATTCCAAATCGTATATTTGACTTCTTAGATCACGAGATTCTTCTATTTTTCTTCTTCTTAATCCTTCAAAATAAGGTATTTCGTTTTTTAAATCAATAGCAACATATGATAAAATTTTTTCTTTATTCCAATCTCTTTTAGTTAAATATTCTCTTTTATATTTTTCTTTAATAACATCGATCCTCGTTTTTAATTCATTTGGTTCACTAAAAAATGATAAACACGGAAATGATATACTTTTCTCTTTTCCTTCTTCTATATTTTTAATGCATCTATTTATTTTTTCTATCATTATTTCATAATGTTCACCAGGTTTTCCGATACTGTCATTTAGTTTCTCTATTCTTCTTTTTGTTTCATTAATTTCGTTAATAGTTTTTATCTTAATATCGGGCATATTCTTCATTTTATCTATTAAACTTATTATTCCTTTTGGTCCTTTAGGGTCATAAGATGGGTTTTCGCAATTTGTTTGTATATATTTCGATAATAATTTTAAATGTAATTCAATCGATTTCAAATCAGTTACGTGATCAGATTGACTATTTTTAATTCCATTATATTTTTCTAATTTTATTACTAAATCACTTAAATCTCGTTCTACATTTGGAATCTTGGGTATATCTAAATCTGGTACAGATGATGCTCGAATTAAATTTTTGCATTTTGCGACATGTGCTTTGTATATCGGATTTTTTCTTCTCCATTGTGCAGAATCTATTGATAATCCATCAATTTCTTCTTTCAATACTTGTGTTTCTTTTAAACATACCAAAAAATTCATTATTTTTGCTTTTAATCTTTCGCAAATTATCATTATTTGTGATATTTTTCGTAATTGAGTTTCTGATTCATCTACTTTTTGTAAATATATATTCTTTTTATCATTTATTTGTTTTAATAATGCGATACAATTGTCATTTATTCTTGTACGTAAAAGAGTACTTTTTTCAGGAGATGGAATATCTGATTTCCATTTCTCGTCCAAATCTTCCAACATTCCCGGGCTAACTGGAACAAATTTTGACATTAGTCTATATAATTATATTAATATAATATTATAATTAATGAAAAATATTATATGTGTTATATTTAATGGAAGATATGGACAAATGTTTAGAAACTAAACCTAATAATGATACACAAATTATTGAGAGAATATGTTTAATAATAAATAATTGTGTGTTATTAACAGACCATTATAATAAATATAATTTTCCAGGTGGTCGTGTAAAAGGAGACTTTATAGATAAACCGATGGGACTAACAAGTTTCGAAGAATTACACGAGGAATTAGGCATCAAAATTAAGCCACATTGTATAAAAAGAATTATGTTGCTAAGTTGGTTTCTTGATAAACACACGTCTTGTTATAATATATTAGTTTGTCTAAAAATTTCGTTTGAGGATATTGAATTTGTAAAAGGAACACATGTCTGGGAAACCGGTAAATTTACATTGTATCCTTTGTCGACAAAATGCGAAAATATATCCTCATTGGGTTTTTATATTCAAAATAAAATAAGAAAAGCGAATACACCATGTTCTAATTATGTCCAATATGGTGAAAAAAAACTTAATTTGGTTACAAATGTGAAAAAACAAAATGGTAATATATGGCGTGAAAAAGGAAAAATATATATTAAATTAATACCAAATCCTGATTTGACAAGTGCCGAAAAAGATATTTTGAAAAAAGTAAATGAAAAAATTACTGGATTTTACGACGACAAACATATTTATACAAGTGACAGATTATGCAAATATATTTTTTTACCGTTTACAAAACGTGTAAGAATATCCGTACATTTTAAATATTATAAAACGTTTGAAATTTTGAAAAAAGAAAAATGGGGATTCGTCCCAAAAAAAAATTGCATAGATACCTTAAATATTATATCACAAATAGAAAAAAAAGGAAATATAGATGATCTTTTGGAAATAGATGCACAATTACCAGGAGAAGAACTTATGACAGTACTTTATAATATCAGAACAAATTGTTAATTTATATTTTCAAAAAATAAATAATATACTATTATATATATAGATTAATATGTCACGCGAAGAACGAATTGATGGTGACGCAAGTCAATTACTAGATAAAGAACAACCAGTTCACGAACGAGAAGATGTTCCATCAGAAGAACATGTCGCTAGAGCAGGATCGGCCGGAATGTCAAAGTTGATTTCTTTTCTTAACGAAAAAACAGAAGTCATATTTCATCCAAACAGTGGAATACATATAAAATGTGAAGATATGACAAAAGAATACTGGGAAAAAGCGAAAGCTATGGTTGGATCAGATGAGTATGTACAAAGTGTTATGATCAAAGGAGATAATACAGTGGTTGATGGGTATTTGAGAAAATGCCCACCAGGAACATGGCTATTACATGGAGCAAAAGAAGGAGAATCTGTTGATGGTTACAAATTATTTGAATGTGTATATGTATATCCTGAAATCGCTGAAGAAGGACGTATTAATAACGTAATCAAAAGAATGTTAATAGGTTTTAAAGACGGTGAATATCATTGGGTAGTAATAAATGATAAAAATACAGTTGACGTTCCAAAAACAGGTGTAAGAGGAAAACATTTTTTTGATATTTTATGGATTGAGAGTTTAAGTTTGAAGACTTCCAGAACACACCCAGGAATAACTTTACATCCTGGAAGATGTTACAAATTAAGACACATCAAACGAGTTATTTTCAATTTTGATAATACATTAACATTTAGACCAACTATTGTAACTCCAAAAATGGTTAGCGGTGATAAAAACAAACTACTAACAGTTCCACCAAAACACATTACAGAACATACAGTTAATCGTTATACGAATCCTGTTTTTCTTAAAAAGATACATACAGCATGTACAGCGTCTAAAATAGAATTTTGGATTGTAACTTACAGTCCGTTGGAAACAGTTTGGAAGATAATGTCAACAGTTATTCCTGGATTTAAAAGAGAACGAATTATGACTCCATTAAGAGATCCAATTGGCGACGAGCCACCTTTTCCTAATTATGAGCAACGTGTTAGGTACGATTCGCAAATAGGTAAATACGGCGAAGGTATTATGACAGAAAGATATATTGACCAACCAGATAATAAAAATGTTATGATAAACAATATATTCAAACAGGGTAAAGAAACAAAAGATACAATATATGTCGATGTTATAGGAAAAGAATTAAAAGATGCCAGAAACGAACAGGAACCGAATACAAGTGTACTAACATTTCAAAATGGAGCATCTCTTGTAACAACAGAAGGTTTTAATATGTTCAGAGTAGCACTTGCGCAATTTGGCATATCATCAAAGAAATTTTCTGGATCATTTGCAGGAGAAATTGCACCAGGTCCACCAGGCCCTCCACAATCTGGAGGATACACTGTAATAAATCTCGCAGAACCAGAGATTAATCCAATCGATCACATAGAAAAAGTATTAATGGGAGGAAAAAGGGATGATGGCGACGATGATATATATAAATATAAAAAATATAAATATAAATATATGAAAAAAAAGAAACAATTGGGATTATAAATCCATCATTTTATACTCATAATATAACAATTATTTTTACTTAATTTTCATTATGTAAAAATACAATATGCTCGATATTTTAATTATATAAAAAGGATTTACTATTAAAATATTATGGGGAATTGCTTAAATTCGCACAAAGAAAATAATGACCTAGAGATGTTAAAACTATCAACATTAGAAAGTGTGCAAAAAGATATATATAGGGGGAAAACTTTACACCTTCGGAATTTTCAAATGCAACAAAAGTCACATAAAAAATAACAAAGTTTATACTTTTCAGTATTGTGTAAAATTTGGGTATGTGGGTATTCAATGAATAAAA